TCTCTTTAATTGAAGAACTTGTTGCAGATGAATCTTCATCATTATTAATATACATTTTTTCATAGACCATTGTATTTTTCCTCTATCACTTTCTTCCATTCAGGAACACGATCATATTGATGTACAATAGTATACTCTATTCCTTCTGAAGTTACAACTTTATCACCCTCTAATTTCGGTGATGGTTCAAGTAGAAATGGACGGAATGAATCAATCTTGCTAGGATCAGCAGTCGTACCCAATTGACATGCCCAACCCGTTTCAGATGTTGTATACATTGATGAATCAAGATAAGGATGTCTTGAAATCATAACATTGAATACCGCTTGATCAACAATAGGAATTGGACGATTGATGCAGTTTAAAAATAATTGCAGTACCAAATCTCTCATTGCATAACCACGACCAGCAAGAACGCCTACGTTGAAAATAGTATTGTTCTTGAAATCTTCATAGATGCCCTGACCATAACATTGTGTAAGATTTTCACGACCCCATGGCTCATCTTTATACTTGATACTTTCAGATGCAAATACCAAATTTTCTTTGTCCGTTAGATTATTCTCAAGCCATACAGATGGATTTTTTTGGAAGATAACATCTTTTACGTCTGTAGTAATTACAAAACGATATTGATTATCCTTGAGTAATTTATAGATGTGAACGAAACGCTCAACATGTACCATCAATTGTGATTGATACGTTAGATTACCGTTAGCGTCTTGATTAAATGCAATGATTGAAAAGCCTGCGTCAGTTACTTTTTGTACAGTATCTTTGTCGCAGTTCATGAGAATCAGGACTTTATCGCCTTCAAATCCTGATGTATTGATAGAATTAATCCAATACTTTAATTTTGACCAATCATAATTGGTCGCACAACCCACGATACAATCTTTCATAATATCTCCAATAATTTAATTTCTGTCTGCTATATTCCAGTTACTTGTAAATTTTTTGTATTGTTGTTTACTCTGTCCTGGAGTATCATCAACATATTTAGCCGTTGATTCTGGTCTTCCCCACTCTCCTGCGCCAGCTGGAGAGACAAATTCTTGTGGTTGTTTTTTATCAACCTTTAAGAAATCTTTAAATGTTTTCATATCGTGAATGATGAACCGCAACCACATGTTGCAGTTGCGTTTGGATTTTTGATTGTAAACGAAGCACCCATCAAATCTTCTTTATAATCAATCTCTGCTTCATTCATGTATTGCATACTCATACTATCTATGACAACGCCAATACCATCTTTATCAAACGTGAAATCGTCATCTGCTGGTGGTAATTCTTCTAAAGAAAATCCATACTGAAAGCCAGAACAACCACCGCCCTGTACAAATACACGAAGCTTTAATGAGGAATCTTCTTCATTAATAATTGATTTAATTTTCTTTAATGCCGAATTAGATATAGTAACCATTTAGCCTCTTGTCAGTGACAGTAGTTTTTGAATTTGTTTCTCAATAATTGGCCCACGATTTGGCCAGTGAATGTATGGCTGCTCTGCTGTCTTGTATAGATTCGTCAGAAAAGGCATAATAATTTTTTCTACTTGTTGCAGTCTTGTTTTATATTCTTCAACAGTTTCATCTTTCTCTGCAATGACTGCTTCATATTCTGCTTCATCAACTGCTGTGAAACCAAAATCATCATCTGCATACTCTGCTAAAATTTTATTGATATCATATTCCATTATTTGTCCCATGCCTTCTGTGCTGTAAAATTCTTATGACTAAACTCAAGTCTGTCCACCAATTTGAGTGCTTTACCCAAATGGTCCACCGCAACAAATCCTTCAGGCGCAGTTACTTTGAAGCCGTCGTCTGTCCGAACAAACGTACCAATACTTTTAATTGTTTCTAACTTGCGGATGATCATCAGTTTTGCATCGACAATCATATTCATCAAATCAAAAATCAGTTTAAGTTGCACTGCATTTGACCGATAGAATCGCATGACTTCATTTTTTTCTTTGATGCGTTTTTGTTTTGTATCTTCTTTTTTTGCTGCAAGAATTTCTTTGTTCAGTTTGGCTTCAACCCAATTCATCAACTCTTGTGTATGCGCTCTTGTATCTGCAATCTTTTTGCCTTCACGCACTTTTGTGTTATTGAATGTTTTAATTTGTGTCAGGAATACATCCGATGCTGCAATTCGATTTAATGTCAACGCAGGTATTGTTTGAAATACACGACCAGCTTGTGAGAGAACTGATGTAATGTCAGCAGTTTCTTGTTCTGTGAATGTTGCTGAACCAGATGCGTCAGTAAATGATGCATCACGAAACCAAATATCTTTTGTTTGTTTCAGATGACCTACATCAATGTTGTATGATGCTTTCATCGTTTCTAATGTTTTACCAGAATATGATGTATGAAACACCACACCGATTTGTGCAGCAAGCATTGCTTGTGCTAATTTAGATTTAACTGGTACTGCATATACAATTGTGTTTGGTTGAAAAGTAATATACTCTTCACCATCAATTGTTTCTTTTTTAATGTCGCTCTTTGAAAACATCATATCGCCCTGCAATATACCTTTAATGCCCAACTTAGGCAAGAATGCTAGTGCAAGCTTCAGCTTCTCATTGAGTCCTTCACCCGAATGATTCTCATCGATATCTTTATCTGTATAATTTAATTTTGCATTCTTTGCAAAAACAGATTTTGTGCCAACAAAAAATTTATCATTCTCAGGATTGACACCAGCAAAAATAGCAGGAGCGCCATCCCACTTTGTTGTTACGTTTATTTTTGAGCCTGTGTTACCAGCAAGCATGTTACGCAACGAACGCAGAAACTCTATTGACTCACGTGCGCCAGATACACCACGATTCAATACATTATCTTCCAAATGTTCAAGATGAAGATTTTTTCCTTCCATACTTTCCTTTAGATATTCTTTGAAGTTCATTTTTTTTATTTAAACGCTAAAAGTATTGAATCACTTTTTAGTTTGTTTTTATCTATAGTAGATTTTGTTCCAGCTTTAATTGGAGCAATATTATAAGGAGACTTTTTGACTGCACTGAATTGTAATGTCAATGAAAATTGATATTGTGCTTGCGATTTGCTTTTTGTTTGACAACGTATACGAATAATTGTTTTGGAATTGCTTGCAAAGTCTGGAATTAGTGGTAATCCTAAGCTATCTAATTTTGTATTCAGTCCTAAATCATCTTCACCATTTAAAGTAAAAAATCCATGCGTTCCAACATTGATATATGAACATTTTTTGGTGATATAATAATCACAAACAGCTTTAGAACCAACATCAATATGAACTTCTTTTTTACCTCCAAAATTTGAAATATCTACAGCGTATGCTTTCTGTCTATCTTTCAGTTTTGTGATGTCTCCAATAAGTAATTTTTTTTTACCTGTTATATCATTCTGTAAAATTGGTTCGCTTTTTCTCCACTCAATTCCTGCTGCACCTGAAGTATTCATCTCACGAAGTAAATTAACTCCTTTTGCAATTGCAACCAACATTTCTTTTTCTGGTTCTCCAGCATAATCGCCAAAATCCCATTTTCCATTATAGTATTTCATTACAAGAGAACCTGCTGCTGTTGGAGAATTTTTGAGTTCGCAACCAGTTGTTTTTTTGCCTTTTCCTTGAATTGTTAAGTCTGGCTTATCGTGTGACGCTCCTGCAGTTCCTCCAGTAGATATTCCATATACATGTAAAGCGTCATATGCATTTTCTTCATATAAAAAACCCTCTTGCTTTACTTCTTTTACTTCTTTTAATTTTGTATTTTTAGTTATTCTGGTTGAAGTAGCCATTATAAATTCTCCAATAATCTAAGTTATAATGGAGTATTTATACTTTGAAGCCTCCGAACTTATTCTTTGTTCCAGATAGTCTTTCACGATCACCAAAACTATTCAAGGGTTTATCGTCAACTTGACCGGTATCTACCAAATCATCTTGTGCAGTCTGTTCTACATCATACAGCTTCATCTTTGCTCTGTCAATACCTACCACGAATCTTTTATAATAACTCGGATCATTATACCGATTCTTGAGTTGCTTAATCATTAACTGATTCAATTGTTCCAACTCTTCGGTACTTATCAAAGCAAACATAAAGTCGGCTGTGGCTGGCAGACCAAACGATTCTGACGTATCTTCTAAGCCTGGATCCGAGCTGGTGAAGCCGCTTCGGGTTGTCTGTGTAGCTGACATGATGGGAACATCAAACTCGACGGCCAGACCCCTCAATTCTTCGGCAATTGCCTTAATATAAGAATAACTATTTACGTTAGCCCCAGGCTTGATTCTGGCACTTGCACAAATGTTAAGATAGTCAATAAAGATGATATCAGGTTTGAAACTCTTTTTAAGTTGCAATTCATTTAACAAAGCACGAAAATGAAGTGCTGAGGATGAAGCGGTAGGATATTCTTTGATAATAAGCTTACCCTGAGTCTTTACTCTCAGAGCAGAAAACTTACGGTCATAGTCCTGCTTTGAAATAGAGTTCAAGTCTGCAATGTCAATGTTCAATAGATTAGCATCAATACGTTCTGCAATTCTTTCTTCAGCCATCTCCATCGTGATATACAAAACATTTAGACCCTGTGACAAACAAGAACCTGCAACGTGACACATGAACAAAGATTTACCAACACCAGTGCCAGCAAGTGCAATGTTCAAAGTCTTTTTAGGCAAACCACCCTTTGTGATCTTATTGAACAGATCAAGGTCAAAAGGAATTTTCGATTCGTGTCTGTGATAGAAGTCGTACCGTGATGATGAATCGTCAATGTAATCGTGACCAACTGATGCATCAAAAGATACACCAAGAGCATCACTCAATAGTTTTGGAATTGAACCCTTGTCTTCTTTCTTAGTCTTGTCATCTAGAATTTTGACCGATTGCATGATTGCATTATACAATGCACGATCTTGACAAAACTTTTCGGTTTGATTAATCAGCCAATCGACATCTGTTGGCTCATCTTTGTCTGCATTGATTTCACGAATCATTTGAATAGATTCGCTGACTTGATCTTCTGAAAGTTTTTTCGATTCTGTAAAGTTAATTACAAGTGATTCATATGTGGGAAGGTGTTTATATTCTTGTATGTGGCTATCAATCTCGTTGAATACAATCTTTTCTATTGCATCGGTAAAATATTCGACTTTGATAAATGGTAAGATTTTTCTTGCAAAGTCTTCATTAAATATCAAACTCTTCAGGATTGTAGTTTCTAGTCTTTTCATCTTGGATTTGTGCCGATAAAATTTTTGTTAAGAGATCACCCATTATTGTATGAAAGTCTGGGTCATTTGTCAATTCGTCTGGATCATGATCACCAGGAAAATCTATTACATAAGAGAATTGAAGTTTTGCAAATCCTTCATCTTCAACGACTCTTGCTTTACCGTAATGATATAAGACACCAGCGTATTTTCCTTTCAGAATACCTACGCCAGTGACTGTTTTATCATTAGATTCCACAAATTTGTAATCTACATTTTCTTCAAGCTGCATCGGCTTCTTCCAAAACTTCGTTTTCTCCCATAATGTTGCTATAAGTGATCTCATATTTTTTTCTCACATATGCTTTGAAGGTATCATTTTGAAGAATATCTTTCCAGAACTCTTCTGTTTGTGTATCATCAAATCTAACTTTGTTTAAAATTTCACCTGTACTTTGGTCAACTTTTGCATACCAACCATTACTCGGCTTTGTTACGAAATTGCTTTCGAGTGCAATATCCATAAGACCAGACCACTTGTTAATACCACCGTCAAAAGATACAGTAACAGGTATCTTAGATTTTTCACGAACATATCTTGACTTTTCTACGTTAATAATAAAGTTATAGCCAACAAGTTCTGTGCCATCTTTGTCTTGCTGACGACCAAGAATCCAAATCGTATCGGCTGAGTAATACGAACCAGTACCTCCACCAACAATATCTTTTGGGAACATACCAATTTCTTTGTATGTGTGATTAACAACAATCATTGGAATATCTTTAAGAGTTAAGTGTGGTGTGATCATACGGAACAAACTCTTGATCTGTTTTGCACGTGACATATCAGCTACAGATTTGCCCTCAATTGAATCTTCAACTTCTTTCTTTGATGCAAGATTACCAATTGAATCAAGAATGATAATCACTCGATCGGTCTTTTCAATACTCTGTAGTTGATTCATGATATCATGCTTCAACTGTTCTACGTCGGTAATTGGTGTGTGTAGTACACGCTCAGTATCAATATTAAATGTTTCAAAATACGATTGTGGTGTACCAAACTCCGAATCATAAAACAAAACAACAGCATCTTTATATTTCTTCATGTACGCAGATGCCATCAAAAGTGCAAAGGCCGTTTTGAAATGCTTAGATGGACCGGCAAACATCGTCAATCCTGGTGTCAAACCACCATCAAGATTGCCAGACAGTGCAACGTTCACCATAGGAACGTCTGTCTGTATCATATCTTTTTCAGTAAAGAATTGCGACTTTGAAAGTATGGAACTTTCTTTGATCGTTGAACTCTTCTTTAGTTTATCAAGTACGCTCATTTATATCTCCAATATTGGCTATTTTTTCTTTCGGTATAATTTCATGTTTATCGTCTGCAAAAAAAGTTTCAAGGCTTCTTGTTGAAGTGGCTTCAAACTTTTTTTTCTTTGCGGACCTTTTTACTGGTTCAGTCTCAACAACATCTTCTTTCATCTTACGAAGTGTCTGATTTGCTGCTATCAATAGTAACACAGCAAGTGGGTCAAACACAATGATAATAATAAAGATTACCAGACGAACTGCTTTATCAATAATGTCTCTATCTTGTGTGCCATATACTACCTCGGCAACGTACTTGATAGGTCCCAAGTCTGATTCAGCCTTCTTAACTTCCAAGGATAAAGGAAGCTTTTCTTCCGTGAGTCTTTGAATTTCTTTTTGAAGCCCTGCATTCTCAGTAGCGATTCTCTGACGGTCTTTCTGTTGGGCTTTGCGTACCTGGTTTGCCCTCTCGGCACCCCTTTCGTCTTTCGATCTGCCCATAATTTGATCGACAGCTTCATCATACTGACTAAGGTTCTTGTTGTTCCTCTCAATGGTCGTTTGAATGCTCTTGATCTTTTCTTCATATATAATTACCTTTTCAACTAAAGGTGCTATGCTGGTTGAATGTTCAATATGTGCTTTTGACAGATAACCAAAAATTCCCATTGAAGTGATTGCCATGAGTAACACTACAGCAATCAGAAAATATACTTTCATTGCAGAGAATGTTGTTTTCCAATTGTTGTAAAGCCATGATACAGTTACCAATTTTGCTGCTTCAAGTACAGATCCCATGATGATAATTGGCCAATAAGAGCCTGGAAATATCTGTGCAAGACCTATCACTGAATAGTATGCTGCGATACCAGACAGTGCAAGTGCAGTCAACAATGGTAATATAACTTGCGTCATGAGAAAAAGTCTTCAAGTGTGGATTGCTTTTCTGTTGTCCAATTAATACAATTCAAAATCAATTTAATTGGATCCAGGAAAGTTTTTTCAAACTGTGTATCATAATCAATATATTCTTGCAGATCAAACTCTTTTGGCAATCTTGTGGGAAAAGATACTACCATGTCTTTGATTGGATTTGGAGCTTTAAGATAGGTGAACTTCAGTTTCTCACCTTCTTTTATCAACGGATACTTATTTGTGAGATTGTGTTGCTTCAAATAGTGATTGTAAAGTATCGCACCCTTAACATGAATTGGTGTTCCCTTTTTATATATTGTAACGGAATCAGAATATTCAGACAAACCATTGCATCCACGCGGAAAAGATATAGCTTCTACGGGTAATGTTTTGAATTCTTCTCTAAAGTCTGCAATAAATTTTTGGACTGTTTCTTCATCTGTGTTCACTACCAAATCAATCAGTTTATACATCTTGTCACGAACAACAGTTGGCGTTGATGACTTGACCATCTCAAGACCCATGACTTTGAGTTTTGGTTTGGCATACTGAACACCTTCGTTGTTGTACACATTCAGAATGTAACGCTTCTTTGCAGTCCAAATACCTTTGTCTGAAAGACCTTCACGCTTCATCTGCATCTTCTGTTCATACGCATGAACGTAGTCTGCAAGTTCTTGATAAGACTTGTCAATATATGGCTGAATTTTCTGTTCACAAACTCTGTCCATAAACTCGATTGCTTTTGCACCAGACAAAGTTACTTTGCCATCAACGCCATAAACTTTCTTCACAAGAGGACCGAGATTCAGATAGATTGAATCTGTGTCTGATGCAATCACGTAATCGCTATTTGTTTTGAGTACATCATTCATATATTGATTGAGTTTGTTTTCAATCCAACGAATTGATAGCTGACCAGTTTGTGTTACAGCAAGAGCAATACGCAAATCATAGAAACGGAAGTATTGTGAACCCATGATACCATACGCAGAGTTCAACGAAACTTTCTTTGCAAGTTGTAGATTGTTATATCGTGCAATCAGCTTTTCTATTTCTTTTTTCTTTTTCTTGTCGGTTTCATTCTCGTAGTCTTGTTGAGCCTTCAACATTTCTTTCTTGAATTTCTTTCGATCATCATACATTTCAGACATCATCTTAGGAAGAAAGCCTTGTTTGTCTGTACGAAAGAATTGTCCGTTCGGAGTAATCGTCACATCTTTTAGCACCGATGTGTCTACTCTTTTATCAAGCAGGCTGTCAACAGAAGCTTCAGATGAAAGCT